AAAACTAGTTGGTGTTAAATTATGCAAATATCAGAGCTATTTCCTAGAGGTTGGATCTTAACAGAATCTGTTCGAATTCCTCATCCCGAAGATGATGTTTTTCTGCTAGGTATACCTGGTATAAAGAAAACAATAGCTAGACTAAAACAGGTGGTAGCAAATTCAAAACCATTGACTGAGAAGTTTGATGGCAAACCTGCTGTTATGTTTGGCCGTAACGAACAGGGTCTACTAATGTTTACTGATAAGCCTAGATTCGTAGCCAAAACTTATAATGGCCGTGCACTGAGTCCTGACCAGTTACGAGATGTATTAATGGGACGGGCCAAGGAAGGCACCGACATGGAATTACGTGCGTTGTATGCTAATACAATGGCTGGTCTCTGGCCCGTTTTTGAAGCAGCAATACCAAAAAACTTTAGAGGTTATATTTGGGGAGATTTGATGTGGCCTCAAAAACCTGCACTAGTAAATGATCGTTATGTATTTGAACCAAATACAGTTCGATACAGTGTTGAAAAAAATAGTCCTTTTGGTAAACAAATTGCTAACAGTCAAGTTGGTGTAGCAGTACATCATTTTTATCCGTTAGGCAGTGAAGATCCACAATTATTAACAAAACTTCCTAACTATAATGAAAATTCAGGATTGTTATTATTTTTGCCCAATATTCCTATACCACCTAAATTAGCGTTGGATAATAAAAGATTGGATAGAGTAAATTCGATCACTGATCAAAATAGTTCAGCTATCAATGCTTTATTAAATCCTACAGTATTAAGACAGTTAGAAATATCAGATTTTTCTGATCTTATGATACAATTTGTAAATTTTCAAGCAGCTCAACCGGATGCTTTTTCGGGTGACATGGTACAGAGTTTTGTCGAGTGGGTAACAACTAACACAGACAAATTGCGTATCAGTGACACTAAGAGAGAACATATAATGGATCATTTAGAAGCACACCAAAATGCATTTGTTGTTCTACTTGATATCTTTTTTGAGTTAATGTTTATTAAAGACAGTTTAATACAGCAAGCTGACACTGATTCCACTGGTATTATAAAAAACAAAGGCGACAATCCCGGCGGCGAAGGTTATGTTTATACCACTGACAAAGATCAATTTAAGTTGGTTAATCGTGCCGAATTCAGCGGTGAAAACTTCAGAAGAAATAGACCAAAATGAAATTAGAATTTCTAGATAGTTTAACCGAATCGAGAATGTTTAAAAATTCTCGTGATTTTAGTTCTATGAGTAATAGAACATTAGCTAACATATCGATGATATCGATTATTATGTTTACTGTCTATAGACAAAATTCTTTCGTTAAAAATTATCTCGATAACACCATTGGATTTGGGGATTTTGATTTTGTTAGAAGCAGCAACACTGATCTAGCAAATGTAATTGCAGTAATGAAAAATTTCAAAGATTTTAAAATTCTTATTGCCAATGATGGAATAAGTTTTCCTATTTTACAGTTTAAAAGTTTTGCTCGAGGAATTATTAACGAAAGTTTATCCGAGGCAGATTACCGTCGATATCTATATGCATTTGAGGGATTTTTAAAAATCAATGATAGCGTAATAAAAAATGCACGTAGATTTGCCTACGATTGGGAAGAATTAGATAAGGTTCAGCGTGATGCTATACAAAGATACTTTATAAGTTATCTTAACAGCAATGCTTACACTATGGATCTTACAGTGTGGTATAAAAAAGAAATTTAACCACCGAGTTTTTATTCTTGAGTCATAAATATCATTATGCAACACAGTTTGCAGAATAATCAAGGAGATTTAAAATGGCAGAATTAACAAGAGTTCATGGTGGAGTTGGTGTAGAAGGCGTTATCAACGGCGTCAGCGGTGGTCAAGTTGGTCAAAGCCTAGCTTTTTACCTAATCACAGTAAAAAATGCGGGCGCATCAGCTCGTGACCTACGTCCAGAAATGGCAGCTGGAACCAATGGTGGTCTAGGACTGGCAGTAGAAGCTATTCTACGTGCTTGCCCTGCACAGGTACTGGCTTACTCAGTGACCGACGATAACAGCGGCACAATGAGCATTATCTGTGATGGTCATGCTGCACCTGCTGCTGCTACATTACAGACCACACTACAAGGTCTCGGCACTTCAGTTGGAACAAACACAATGGATGTTTCCGGTACAACTGTTTCTGCTGGTACAACCTTTACAGTAGCTTAATTTTTGTATTAAGTTGATAAAAAGGGCGGTTAATCCGCCCTTTTTGTTTTTCCGAATAAAATCATGTATAAATTAATACATGTATTTTTATATTGTATGTACTTTATTTGATATCACTAAAACCGATATAGTTTCATATCGCGAAGGTATTGATAGCTTATATCAAAGAAATCAACATCGAAATTGGCAAGTAGTTTCTCAACTAATACAATACAAATCACAGCCACTGATGATAATAGAACCTATAAAAGCAACAAATAATCTCAATTTGTATTCATTTGATAAAAAATACCAAGGAATACACACTATTTGGCACAGTGTATATGCTGTAGATCAAGAAGACTTATATACTGCCAATGATAATTCCTTTTATTATTTGCAAAAAATTTTCGACCTTGTGCCCATAATAACAGGATTAGACGAAACTGTTGACATTGATAAAAATATCATCGATACAAATCTTTGTCCAAATATTTGTTTCTATAATGAGTTTACTTGGGCAAATCAGATAGATATTGATTTTGAATTCTTAAAAAAATCAATCGATAATAAATAATCTTATTGAGGGTTATGATATGGCAACCACTGATATAGAGAAAAAAAGTCTGGAGGCTCATGTGGAACTTTGTGCAGAACGTTACAAAAATTTAGATGATAAGTTAGATTCTGTTAGCAATCGAGTTTCGACAGTCGAACAAAAATTAGATTCTAAAATGAATGCTGTGGAGCAAGTATTAGACGAAATCAAAGTTATGATTGTAAACATGCAACATAATAGAAATAAACAACTTATTAATTGGGGAATCGGAATCATTGGTACTCTGGTTGGAACTATTGCATTTTTAGTTTGGTATCAAATCAGTCAATAAATTTACTATGAGAATAATAGAACTTTTTGACGAGGCCAATATAGTTTTAAATAACGAAGAATCTGAATTATTTGAATTTCTTAATGTACATAAAACAGTAACTAAAAGAGATTTAAGTCCAAGGCAATTGTATTTGATAGATAGTCTAGTTAATAAGAATTTAGTAATAAGAAAAAAGATAAATGGAAACCTTGCCTATTCAATCTCGTCGAGAATTTGATCAATTAATCAATCAGGTTGGTTACTATATCAATGGTTGGATTCAAACCGAGCTTAATTTTTTAAGTACAAAAAAAATAATCTTTTTGCAAAAAACCGAGAATCATTATCGAATAAATGATTCCGAACTTTATTTTGAAAATAATTGTTGGGTAGTTAAAAAAGACAATAACATTTTACATACTTTTATCAATAAATCTGCTGCGGTATTTTATTGTTTACTATATTATAATAATCATATTCAATTGGCCAAATCGATACTAAATTTAGATAAAAACTTGTTGTTGAAAGTTGGCGACTGTGAATTTTTATTGCACAGAATTAAAAAATACAATCATGATACTTTTAAGAAAGATGTGGCATTAGCTCGCTATCATGAAAATATAGTACAAATAAATATCTTAAACCAGCAGTTGAAAAAATGTCTTACTAATGCTAAATATATAAAATTTAGGAAAATCCTATGAACCTGAAAGAAATTAATCCTAGGCCCAATGCTAAAAAATTAAATCGTTTCTACGAAAGTCGATTTGGTTTTACTATCGATTTTGATCGATTAACTTTGTCTAAAGCTAGACGTATATATCAGCAACTAGAAGAAAATTTGCATAAAATTAAATCAGACCACGGTATATATTATAGTGAAACAAATCCTAAGTATACAGAATTACTCAGTATCAAAGAGGGACTGGGATTATGGATACAACAGAATAACATTCTCACTGAGCAAAGCCAAACTGCTCAAGCAGAAGTAAAGATGGCTGCGAAAAGCATTGTAGATGCCATCGAAGATATGGTAGCTAAGATCGGAAAAATTCAAAACGAAGAATTAATTGCCTTGGTCAGTGCAGCACGCGATCAAATTGGAATGGCACAGGCCGACGAATTTAATAATGCAGCCAATTCCAGTATTGCAGTAATATTAGATACATTAAAATCTCAGAGTATTGCCCTTGATACAGCAGTTAGACGTCTATCGGGCGATCAGGTCGAAGGTGCAGCTATGCCAATGGCCGCCGAAGAACCTGCTGCCGAGCCCGGAACCACTCCTGCTGCCGAACCGGAAACTTTCCAGGCCACTGGGGCAGCGGCAGGGGGCACAGAGCCTCTAGGCCGTGAACGTAGATAATGAGATATTCGGAATTTCGTAAACCACTAAAGGAAGACGTTGAGCAAACAGGAGCTTTGCTCAGCGTTTTAAATTATCTTTTTAAAAATGCCGAGAGTAAAGGTGCCGACGGTAAATTTAAAATGTCTAGTTTACTGTCCAAGGTTAAAAATGCCGGAGCTACAACCTTTGATTACAGTAATTTTGTTGATGCATTTCAAAAAAACGCCGCAGTTCAGAATCTAGTTTCCAATTATAATAAAGAATATATTACCTTAAACCTAGATTCAGCAGATAACGCCACTGTGGGAGAAATCGGATCAGCCGAAGAGCAAGCCGATACTGTTAACCAGATGGCTAAAAAAGCAGTCAATCTTTAAACAATATCTGTTGTAATTCTGTTACGGTTGTGTTAAAATCATCCAATGATTACTAATCGATATCAATATCATAATTTAACAAGACAACAACAAAACGGTTCTAGACTCTATAGTACTCCTGAAGGATTTAAAGTTCCTAGCGTTACAACTATTCTTGATGCTACTAAAAGCGAAGAAAGTCGGCAAGCATTGGCAAACTGGCGCAATAAAATCGGGCACGAAAAAGCACAACAAATTACCAAAGAAGCTGCTGGTCGTGGAACTAGAATGCACAAATACCTAGAAGATTATGTAAAAACGGGTATTTTAACTGAGTCCGGCGGTAATCCTTATAGCCTACAAAGTCGCCGAATGGCTGAAAAAATTATAGCCGAAGGTTTATCAAATGTTAACGAATACTGGGGCCTAGAAGTTGGGTTATATTTCCCAGAGTTATATGCTGGAACAACAGATTGCGTTGGACTCTGGCAAAATAAACCTGCAATTATCGATTTTAAGCAAACCAATAAACCTAAAAAGAAAGAATGGATTGATGATTATTTTTGCCAACTGACTGCATATGCGTTAGCGCATAACGAAGTTTATCAAACTGATATAAAAACTGGTATTATTTTAATGTGTAGTCAAAATCTAGATTTTCAATACTGGGTTATCGAAGATCAGGAATTTGAGCATCACACACATCGATGGCTAGACAGAGTAGAAAAATTTTACCGGCTCGCTGATAAATAATCAAAAAGGGTAAATGATGGCCATTGTTCAACTTTCTAGAATCACTAATAGACGGGGTCTACAACAAGATTTGCCTCAATTGGCCCCGGGCGAACTTGGTTGGTGTTTGGATTCTCGATTACTATTCATCGGGAATGGATTATTAGAAGAAGGTAGTCCTGCGATTGGTAACACAGAAGTGTTAACTGAATTCAGCGATATCAAGCGATTAGTTGAACAGATTGACGGACCGATTCAATTCAATATAGCCGGGGTGCACATTTTAGACGACGCCGAGGGCGACGGAATTAATCCTACTACCGATAGCGGATTCGTATTTCCAAATGATGCAACAGGAGCAAAGCTAGAATATCAGATTAGAAGAAATAACTTGACCAGAATGGGATACATGGATATAAGTTTTAATTCGTCGGGTATATACTATAGTGACAATTTTGTAGAGCCTTTTAGTCTAGGTATTGTAATAGCTCCTGTACTTAGCGGCGGTACCAAGAGATTATTTTACACAACAACAGCCACTGGATTTATTGCTGAATTCACCGGTGCAATTCGTTACTTTACTTAAAAATTAATTTATGTGGAAAATGCATCCGCAAGAGCGTCTTGCTGAATGGAAATCTTTTCGTTTATCTCTAAATGAATTAACTGCCGACCAAGCATTAGATAATATCTGCACCTGGTGGAGTTATGTTCCGTTTGTAGATAAACATTTAAAAAATTTGCCATCTTCAAAATGGCCCGGGCCTTGGGAATTAATTTACGATGGAAAAATTTGCGATATTGGGCGAGCATTGGGCATGTTATACACCTGGGTACTAACCGACCACGCTAAAAATTTTACTACCGAACTAAGACAATACTATAATCATTGTAACGACGAAATGATTAATTGTCTATGCATAGATCCGGGTAACTACGTATTAAATTTAGAATACAATACTGTTTTAAAAAAACATTCTTTTAATAGTGGGTTTGAGCTGATACATACATATCCTGCTGATAAATTACTAGAAATCTAAGAGGTAAAATGAACAAAATTATATCAATAATTAAAAGAGATGGTACGAAAGAAGAGTTAGACATAGACAAAATTCATAAAGTGTTAGAGTGGGCCACTGAGGATTTGCCTAATACGTCAGTCAGCGACATTGAAATGATGAGTCATATACAAATATATGACGGAATCAAAACAGAACAAATTCATGATATATTGACCAAAGCAGCTGAGGATCTTATTAAGCAAGAATACAATTATCAATATGTGGCTGCTAGACTGGCATTATTTCATTTACGTAAAAAAGTGTTAGGGCAATTTGATCCGATTCCTATTCAAGACTTAGTTGCTCGTAATATTCAACGTGGAGTATACGATTCACAACTTTTAAACTATTATTCTTCCGAGGAATGGGCAAAAATTGATAGTTGGATCGATCACCATCGAGATTACAAATTAACCAGTGCAGCAGTGAAACAGGCCATGGACAAATATCTGGTCAAAGATCGCACCACCGGACAGATTTATGAAACTCCACAGTATGCTTTTATGTTGATTGCCTGTGTGATGTTTAAAAAATACCCTCGCGAACAAAGATTAACCTATGTAAAAGACTTTTATGATGCAATTACAAAATTTCAAATCAGTTTGCCAACTCCTGTGTTGGCCGGTGTTCGAACCAGTACCAAGCAGTTTAGCAGTTGTGTGCTTATCGATATTGATGACAACTTAGACAGTATCGGCGATGCTGCTACTGCGATTATGAAATACGGTGCTAAACGTGCCGGAATTGGCGTAAATGGCGGCCGAATTCGCGCCGTAAAGAGTCGAATTCGCGGCGGAGAAGTCAGTCATACTGGTGTTATACACTACTACCGTAAATTTGAAAGCAGTTTGAAATGTTGCAGCCAAGGTGGAATTCGTGATGCCGCTATGACCTTATATGCACCGATTTGGCATTTAGAGATCGAAGACATCATGGTGCTGAAAAACAACAAAGGCACACCAGATAATCGTGTTCGCAAGATCGACTATGGTATTCAATGGGATACCTATTTACTAAAACGTGCTATTGCTAAAAAGTCAATCACCTTGTTTAGCCCGCACGATGTTGCTGACATGTATGAAGCCTATTTCAAACGCGATCGCAGCGAGTTTGAACGTCTATACGAACAGTATGAAAATGATCCTGCTATTCGTAAAAAACAAGTTCCCGGACGTGAATTGTTAGAATTGTTCTTGAAAGAGCGACAAGAAACTGCTCGTATCTACAGTTTTATGGCTGACCATGTTAACACACATAGTCCTTTCAAACTGCCAATTTTCCAAAGTAATCTCTGTGCTGAAATTGCTTTACCAACTCGACCTATTCGTAATGTAATTAATGTCAATGAGGAACGAATCGATTTCGAAGGTTGGATACAGCTCTGTACTTTAAGTGCTATAAATCTTGGTACATTGCGTAGTTTACAGGATCTCGAAAAACGTATGAATCTATTGGTACGTGGTCTTAACGAACTTCTTGACTATCAAGATTATCCTATTCCACAGGCTAAAATAGCTACTATGTTATTCCGTCCATTGGGTATTGGTGTTATTAATTATGCTTACTGGTTAGCCAAACAAGGATTTAAATACAATGATCAAGACGGGTTTAATGCTACACATCGTTTAGCTGAGGCTATGTATTATTATGCACTAAAGGCCTCG